GCGCCTTGTTAGCGCACGAGACCCCAGTGATGGAGTTTATCGTGCGTTGGCGTCGTGAACTCGCAAGAGCCATAGGTCGTTTGCCGGAGATGGTGGACCCGCGCTTCTCGCGCGGCAGCACGTTATCCGATCCAGACGTCAGAGTTACGATACCTGACAAACTTTCGTCTAAGCCGACCATGTACGCTCACGCAGAGGGTACGGCGAGGTTAAACCTCGCCGGTACGCCCTTTGCCCACAAGCCGTGGGATTTGGTTCGAGCCAACCGCTTCTTCACAGTACCTAAGGATGCCAAAGAGCACCGAGGTTGCTGTGTCGAAGCTAGCGCAGCCGTAGTTCAACAGCTCGCTTTTGGCAAACAGATCGAACGAAATTACGAGCGACATTACCGGGTCAACTTGCGCCGAACCCCAGAGTATCACCGATGGCTAGCAGCCATCGCTTCACGCACTGGGACGTTTGCAACGATTGATCTCAGCAGTGCCAGCGATACAATAGCAACGCGCCTTGTGCGCCTCTTGCTACCACCCGACTGGTATACTGCCCTGGACTCATGTAGAGCCCGCCACACGAACCTGCCTGGGAAGGCGACGGTTCGTCTAGAGAAGTTTAGTTCAATGGGGAATGGCTTCACTTTCCCCCTCGAAACGCTTCTCTTCGGCACTCTAGCGCGGACTCTTGGGTCGCGTTGTAGCACCGTGTTTGGTGACGATATCATTATCGAAACTGAGCACGCAAGAGCTATGATTGCGGCCCTGGGGTTCTTCGGCTTCACGCCGAATGCGCGAAAGACTTTCTGTGATGGTCCTTTCCGTGAGAGCTGTGGAGGCGACTTCTTTAATGGAGAACCCGTGAGGGCCCATTTTCTCAAAGAGTTGCCAAGCGAACCACAGCATTGGGTTATGATAGCGAATGGCCTACGCAGGTGGGATCCCACCCTGCGTATGTTGTCAGCAGCCTGGCACTACTGTATAGACCAGCTCCCTCGGGACTGGTCTCTCTGCAGGTCGGGCGACTGGGACATGTGCCATTCCAGCGATAGTTCCCATGAGGACTACGCTGACCTAGCTATCTACGATCCAAGCATTAGGCCCGTAGCGCGGTCAATCCAAGTTCAGACCCCGAGCGGACGCATTAAGACCGACATGCCGTGCTGGCGCGTGAAGCGCGCAATCCGGCGAACGTTCATTCTTGATGCCCACTTCGGGCCTGACATTCGCATCCTCGCGCGCCTCGTCGGCTGTGAAGCCGACGTGAGTGTGCGTGGCCCCGTGAGGGGCTATGCGAATAATTGGGTTCCGTGCTATGGAACAGGCTGGCTGCCTGGGACGAGCGTTTAAGAGCACGCTTAGCTCTAGGCCGGATTGGAACCCGGCCGTGGTGGAGTTTTGATGTCCACCTTGAG